TAAAACAAAGGGTATAGATTCTACAAAACAACCAATGTTTTTTGGTGAAGACTTGGCTGTACAAAGATATGATACATTTAAATATCCTTTCTTTGATAAGTTAACACAACAACAGTTGGGTTATTTTTGGAGACCAGAAGAAATATCTTTACAAAAAGATAGAAATGATTATAATGAATTATCTGAAAGCCAAAAGTTTATTTTTACATCTAATTTAAAATATCAAACAATGCTTGATAGTGTGCAAGGTAGGGGACCATGTCTTGCGTTTTTACCTTTTGTAAGTTTACCAGAATTAGAAGGTTGTATTGTTACTTGGGATTTTATGGAGACAATTCATAGTAGAAGTTATACATATATCATTAAAAATCTATATCCAGACCCTAGTGATGTATTTGATACAATTATAGAAGATGAGAAAATACAAAGGAGAGCTAAGTCTGTAACTCAAAAATATGATGATTTAATCGCATTAGGATACGCATACAAGATGGATTCTAAAGATATTGATGAGTATGAACTAAAGAAGAAATTATGGTTAGCTTTAATAACTGTGAACATATTAGAAGGATTAAGATTTTATGTATCATTTGCTTGTTCGTTTGCATTTGGTGAACTTAAATTAATGGAAGGTAGTGCTAAAATATTATCATTAATTGCTAGGGATGAAAACCAACACCTTGCTATATCTCAAAGAATTATTAATAATTATAGAGGTCCTGAAAATGATAGAGTAATGAGTAAAGTTATAAAAGATACAGAGCAAGAATTATATCAATTATATGATGAAGCTGTACAAGAAGAAAAACGGTGGGCAACACATTTATTTTCAAAAGGTTCTATGATAGGTTTATCAGAAAAGTTATTACATAATTATGTAGAGTATACTGCTAATAGACGTATGAGAGCAATAGGATTAAATGTTAAGTATGAACAATCTATTACAATGAATCCTTTACCTTGGACTAAACATTGGTTTAACAGTAGGTCAATGCAAAATGCACCACAAGAAACTGAAATAGAAAGTTATGTTGTTGGTGGTATAAAACAAGATGTAAAAAGAGACCAATTCAAAACATTTAAACTCTAATGGCCAATAATACAAAATTTACTTGTTCGCATTGTGAAGCAAAATATTGGATAAAATGGGAAGATGTAGAAGTAGAACCTGATACTTGTCCGTTCTGTGGAGGTGCTTCGGGGATAGATGAGGATGAAGCAATATATGAAAGTGAAGATGAAGAAGATAGTAGTTGGAGTTGATTATAGTTTAACTAGTCCTGCTATTTGTATATGTGATGGAAATTTTGATTGGAAAAATTGTACTATATATTATTTAACAAGTGTAAAGAAATATAATAATGTTTATGAGAATGGAAAAATACTAGGTGGATCACATTTACCCTATACCTCCCAGACAGAACGGCATGACCAAATTTCAAATTGGGCGATTGATCATATTGGTGATACTGATAATAATATTTTTATAGAAGGTTATAGTTATGGAAGTAAAGGTCTTGTTTTTAATTTAGCAGAGAATATGGGAATATTAAAACATAAACTTTTTAAAAAGAAAAAGAAATTTGAAGTAATAGTTCCAGGTGTGATAAAGAAAAAAGCAACAGGTAAGGGTAATGCAGATAAATTAAAAATGTATGAACAATTTGTTAAAGATACAGGTGTTGATTTAATGAAAGCATTTGAGCAAATTAAATTAAATAATCCTGTTACTGATATTGTAGATTCATATTATATTGTGAAAGCGGGTTATAAAAATATAGAGGAATTAGAGGATAATGAAAAAGGAAGAAATAATTAAAGAATTAAAAACTGTTTACGATCCAGAAATGCCATCAATTGACATTTTTAATTTAGGATTAGTATATGATATAGACATTAAAGATAAAGATGTTACTATTACTCATACATTAACATCTATGTTTTGTCCTATGGCAGATGAAATAGGTAGAAACATTAAGGCAGCTGTAGAGCGAGTAAAAGATGTTGGAGTAGTAAAAGTTAAATTAACACATACACCACCATTTACTAAAGAAATGATGAGTGAAGAAGCAAGGTTGACATTAAATTTATGAGTGTATGTCAATGTGGTAGGTCACCAACAGGACTTTGTGTTGGTTGGCATTCATTGACCGAAGAACAATACGAAAAAAGAAAAAAACAATATGAAGAATTGGATGAAGAAGAAAAACAAACTGTTTTTCACCCAAGAGCAATTGATGGATTTGGAGATTAAATGAGATTAGATAATGAAATAAAATTAGATTATAAAGATGTCTTATTAAAACCAAAACGCTCAACACTATCAAGTAGGCGTGATGTTGAAATGACAAGAACACTTACCTTTAGAAATTCAAAAGAATCATATAATTGTTGTCCCATAGTAGCATCAAATATGGATGGTGTTGGTACGTTTTCAATGGCCAAAGTTTTACAAGAATATAAAATGATGACCGTAATTACTAAAACCACAACATTGGAACAATGGAAACAAGCAGTTGGTGATGGTATCAAATTGAAATATCTATCTGTATGTGTGGGGGCTAAAAAAGATGCAAAAGATTATATTACAATGCAACAAGTATTAAAAAGTTTTCCAGATGTTAAGTTTATAACTGTAGATGTTGCAAATGGTTATCATATTAGATTTGCAGATTTTATAAAAAGAGTAAGGGATGAATTTTCAGATAAAACGATAATTGCAGGTAATGTAGTTACAGCTGAATTAGTGGAAGAGTTAATAATTCAAGGTGCAGATATTGTGAAAGTGGGTATAGGGCCAGGTAGTGTGTGTACTACTAGAATAATGGCAGGTGTAGGTGTACCACAATTTTCAGCAGTAATGGAATGTGCAGATGCTGCTAATGGTGTTGGAGGCCATATTATGGCTGATGGTGGTTGTATAGAACCTGGAGATGTAGCAAAGGCATTTGGTGGAGGTGCTCATTTTGTTATGCTAGGTGGTATGTTAGCAGGACACAATGAATCAGAACTACCAGTTGTAAATGGAGAAAGAGAATTTTATGGTAGCAGTTCAGATCGTGCTAGAGAGGTGCATAGTAAAAATAAAGAAGGATATAGGGGTAATGAAGGTAGAGCAATTACTATACCAGATAGAGGTTCTGTAAAAAATACAATAGAAGATTTATTAGGAGGTGTACGCTCAAGTTGTACTTATATTGGTGCAATAAGATTAAAGGATATTCCGAAATGTGCTAGTTTTGTAAGATGTAATAGTCAGTTAAATACAGCATATGAATCATATGAGCATTTATTATAACGTATGATTAGATTTTTATTAACATTTGTTCTTGTTCTGTTCTTTACTACTAAAATTTATGCTTTAGAGTTATTAATGTTTCATAGTAAATATTGCTCTTATTGTAGTGCTTTTATGAAAGAGGTGGCATTTGATTATAATAATAAAGAATTACCATTGATTATTATTGATGCATATAATCAACCTGATTGGTTTAAAGAAGCATATAAAGAACATAGAATTAAGCCTATTTTTGGAACACCAACTTTTATTATATGGAATGGTAGAAAAGAATTAGCTAGAATAATAGGTTATAATGGTAGAGAATGGTTTTATACTACTTTGAAAGAAAAATTCCCAAATAAATGATAAAAAGTGCGACAAAATGTACTTAAATTCCTTAAAAACCCAGTAAAATCAACGTTTTTAGTGCTTGACTATTACGTTCTTTTTTGATAAGATAGCAGTAGAAATTGAAAAAAACACTATGAAAATTATGAAAAAATACGAAGATCCAGATAAGAAATTGTTAAAAGAACAATCTAAAAATACTATGAATCTTGTTTATGGAAGAGAATATGAGGATGATGAATCTATTTCAGAACCATATTTTTATTCATATTCTACTGTCTATAGAAATATGGATATTGACCTTAATAAAAAGGCAAAATTAGAAGCTAAATTCCCTAAAATGAAAGCTTATTTTGATAAGAATTATATCAATACAGTTGGCGGTGAAAAAGACGCTAAAGAAGTTTCAAATTTTACAGGTAATACAAAAATGGAAATAGTATTCGGAGATGAATATTATGAAACATTTGGAGACAGATTTTCTTTAAATCAAGATGAAGAAGGTTATATGACTTTATATAATGACTATGGACAGTTATTTAATGGAAGACAATTTTTTAAAAAGGATTATAATACAGAATTAACAAACAAATACAAAAAAGGAGAAAAAACACTATGAGTCAATTAACAGACGTATATGTAAATAAAGAAGATTTAGGTAAGAATCTTTATAGAAAAAAAACTTACTACACACTTTGCATTGAACAGGATTGTCTTGCTAAAAATCAAGATGAAGCTGATAACAAATTCACAGATTGTGGAATTGAATATGACAAAATCAATAAGGAAATCACCGAAGAAAAAGATGGTGTTGAAACTTATATGGTAGACGCTAACTATACAGATTCAGATAAAACTGAATATCTTGCTAAAGTAGTTTATGATGACTATGACGGTTTAGAAAACGCTAAAGAAAACGGTGATGTTGAACTATCTACTTATGCAGATGAAACCGATGTCATTAATGACAAAGGCGAAGTTGTTGCAAAAGAAAAAGAAATGGATCCATTAGGCGATTTGAAAAAAATCGTTGATAGTGGCAAACCTATAAAAGAACCAGTACCATTTTAATAAAAGGAGAAAAAATATGAATATAAATGGAATGACAAATAAAGTTGATGTGATTAATTCTATAATTGATAATATTGATGATAAGGAATTGGATACTGCTAAAGATTCATTAAATCAATTAAAAGAAATTGAGGAAAATGAAGCAGAAGCATTAAATCCAGAAGGTAAATATATTTTAAGAGATCCTTTAGATTCTGAAACTGCAAAACAATTAGAACTTCCAATGTTAGAATTGGAAAATGAAATGACAATAGGGAAATAATGGTAGATAAGAATAAACAAACTATTAGAATATTAGAAGAAAATCCACTTACTAATTTTTATTCACCTGAGGATCAAATTAGAAAAGAATTAGAGAGAATAAAAAAAGAGGAAAAAACAAATTTAACGGAAGATGTTATTAATACTTGTTATGATGTAATGGCCGTAGAAAGTAAGCCAACTTCTAAAGAATTTGTTGATGAATCTACTTTGTTATATAAGGCAGTCCATACAATGACTGCTGAACAAAAACTTAAATTTCAAAAAGAAGTAAAAAATTTATGTCAATAGAAGAAGGAATTACTATCCAAAAAACAGAAAAAAAAGAGGAAAGTTTAGAGGAATTAATTGATTATATGTTTTTTAAAAGTGAAATTTTAAAAACATTTAAAATGGCAATACAATTGATGACAGTAGGTCAAAAAAATACTTTAACAACAGAATTAAGATTAGTTAAAAAGAGGATGGAAGGAAAGAGTTATAAATGAATTTGAGCCCAGGTCATTGTACCCAAAAGACTGGATTTCGGAACCGAGAGGTGACTCAGCGCGGAAGACCCTCCCATATGTATGGTGGACCAGCTACAATGACCTGGGGTCAAATTTAATAAAAAACATAATGGAGGAGAATAACTTATGTATAAAGTGAGAAAAGAAGCAACGATTTGGATAGTTGTAATATTTTTACTATCTATGGGTATTGCTAATGCAGAACCAAAAAGTAACATTATTTCTGAAAAAATTAATGGTGCTGTGGTTGTGGTAACTGATTTTGTTAATTTTGAAATAGATAAAACAAAAGAGT